CGCGTATGACCAGAGTTCGGTTCCATCTGTGATGTCGATCCCGTACACGGAGTTGTCGTCACTCCCCACGACGGCCGTGCCATCTTGGATCGCAACGCCAGATTTCACATCATCCCCCGTCGCGTATGACCACAACTCTGTTCCATCTGTGATGTCGATCCCGTACACGGAGTTGTCGTCACTCCCCACGACGGCCGTGCCATCTTGGATCGCAACGCCAGATCGCACAACACCCCCCGTCGCGTATGACCACAGTTCGGAGCCACCAAGCAACTCTGTCAGCGGGTACCAAATCCCACCACTGCCGTCAGGCGACGGTTGAGGCGTTTCGGTCGGCTCAGTTCCTTGAACGTAGAGCGATGCGCCACCGCTAATCTTCGTGAGTGGATGATCGGGCATTAGACTGTCTCCTCCAAGTCGGGGTAAAGTGGTTCGCCAGTCTGTGCATCAAAAAACACGGGGATGGTATCGGGATTGTCGGGCAGCGTCACCACATCCCCCTCGCTTGCGGTCGGCCCGCTTAGTGAGCCACTTGCTTCGAGAGCTTCGACGGAAAGCGTTTGTCCGAGATCGCGCACGTCTCGTGTCGCCGCGATGGTACCTGCCTCAGTGTCGAACTCCCATGCCGGGATCCGATGGTCGTCAGTTGAGAACGCACTATCAAGACCGACGATGATCGTGTCAGTCAGCCCGTCGCGCCAACCGATGTAAACCGTTTGGTTGGCGGTTGACGCGGCGAGATCGACATCAAACGTCTCGTCAGTCGCCATATATGCCCCCTCGACGACGGCCTCCCCTGCGCCGATGGTGACGGTCGTGCCTGAGGAGTTCTCGAAGTCGAACGTCCCGAGGTCGCCGCTTGAGAGATCGCCTTCGCTGTCCTCGACGAGCCGGTTGCCCGTTTGAGAGATCCAACCGGCGGAACCGCCGGCGTATTGGATCGCCGCCGCAAGCTCTCGGTTCTGAACGTCGCGGTCAAAACTTGGGTGAACTTTTTGTACCATGTCAGGCAGGTGCGAACGAAAGCGTCACTTCGATTGAGGCGGTGCGCTCGTCGTCTTTGGGGATGTCGCTGATCAGCGAGTGGTTGAGGATATCCTCGCTGTTTGAGCCTGTTGTGAGGCCAATCTCTTGGATCGTCACCCCGTTGGCCTCGCTGGTGTCGAGCAACGTAAACGTAAATAGCGAGCCGCCGTTGTCGGACTGGTCGGTGAGCGAAAACCGCCCTTGTTCGCTGTTGAGTTGCCGATCCCCACTCGCCGGTTGGGTATCGCTGTCGCCGATGGCGAGATGCGAGACGGCGATGTCAACAGCCTGCCCATCAAGCGCGTCGACAATCGACTCGTGGAGTGCGATGGTTGTTGTGTTCCGCTCTTCGGAGAGTGTGTCGGGGTCGGTTCGCTGGAGGAGCTTCGCTTTGACCCAGCGGGGGTTCTCATCCCACGCCGGCCAAAGTGCTCGCAAGCGGTCGATGCAGTAGGTCGCGGCGCGGACGTTGATGTCCGCGCGGGTGGTGGTTGTGATCATCCGTAGGTAGAGCCGTCGTCGTAGCTGCTTGCGTCGTACTCGGCGATGTTTTCAGCAACCGTTTCGGTGACCGATACCGCGTCGTCGGCGGTTGTTGGGTCGGCAACCTCGGCATCCGCTCCGACCACTACGGCGTCGGCGGTGATGCTGCTCTCACTGACCGACGTATCTGCGCCTGTCGCAACGTTATCGCTAGTGGTCGTGCCGTCGCTGGCCGACGCATCCGCGCCAGTATCGACACCATCGTCACAGGCGGCCGTGTCGCTGACGCTCCGCAGCTCCCGGATCTCGCCGTTGCGGCCCTGCTTGAGCCGCTCGACATCCTCCTGCAGCTGTCGGAGCCGTCGGACGGCCTCGGTTAGATGGTCGGTCATAGCGTGTCAGCCTTTTGCAACAACAGCGTCGTTCGGAGTTGCGTTCCGTTGTATTCGCTCGTCCGTTCTCTGACGATATGGTTACCGTTCGCGCCACCGATTGAGAACTCCGACAGCGTCACGGCGTCGCCCGGCGAGACGGTGTGCGCCGCCAACGACTTCGCGCCGGCTTCGACAGTTAGCTCGGGTTGGGCCGATCGTCGGAGCACGGACTGTGCTTTATCGCGGACGCTGGGGAAGGTCTCCAGTGAGTCATCCTCCAGACGCCGATCTCGCCGGCGGTAGGTATCAATTGAGTCCTGATCCAACGCTCGCGTCAGCAACGGGAACGGGTACTCAGATCTGAACGCGAGGTTCCCGTTTGAGTCGACGCCGATCGGCTGACCCGTCGCCCCCGCCGCCTCGATGATCATCGTTGGATCTTCTTTCGGCGCGAGGCTGTGACTCGGCAGCAGAAACGAGGTGAACCCACCGTCTTCAAGGAACTCGGGGGCGAGTTCTCGGCGGGCGATGTCCGAGCTGGTATCGTCGATATCGACCGCTTGACCCGACCGCGTCGCCTGCAACCGAACGCGAAGGTTATCGCCGTTGGGGTCGGCGTCGGTGTAGATCGCCACGCGGGCGACCTCGCTCTTCCGCGTTTGGATCTGCTGTGTGATGCGGTTCGTGTCGGTGACCGTCTCCAGAGACGACTGCGTCTCCTGTTTGTCATCGACAGCATGGTCGGTACCACCGACGACGCGGATCTGGTTTTTGAGGTTGTCGTCATTGCGCTCGATGCTGATCGGGGCGTAGAAATCATCGGGCGTCAGCCCCACGTCTGCTGAGATGTCGGAGAGCGGCCGGAAAATGATGTCTGTGCCGTCCTGTGTGACCACGGCGTCGGCGATGGCCGCCAGATCCTCACAGATCACGCTGAACAACGTCCGGCCGTCGATGAAGGCGTCGGTCGTCTCGTTGACGGTGGCGATCTGCGAGTGGCCGATCTCGGGGGCCTCCTCGGCGACGAGTCGGTTGACGATGGCGTCATCGGAGCCTGCGATCTGCCGTTCCTCAAAACTCTCGAATGCGATGCGATCCGCAAGCACGCCGAAGACGAAGTCGACGACCTCCAACTCGCGTCGAGCGACCGACCCACCCTCAAGCACATCTGTCGGCGAGCGGGCGAGGCCAGTCCAGCGGTCGGCGAGTGACGACTCGCCGGCGAGTTGCGCCCGAAAAACAAGCCGGTCGCCCGCCGTGATCGTGTCAAGTGAGCCGTCGTTGTTGCGGATCGTGATCGACCCGCTGTCTTTCATATCAGTGATCCGCTCGGAGATTGAGAGCGTTTCAATGCCGTTTTGGATGGTGGTTTTCGGCGTCGAACCCCCAGGGGCGTAGACCTCGATCTCGGCGTTGACGACGTTGCGTGTCATGGATTAGCCGATGTTCTGTCGGTTGAGTTCGCGGCGGAGCGCGCGGCCTGCTTCGCGGCCCTCAGAGCGGCCGCTGGCGTTGACAACGATGTTCTCGATCGTCACACCGCCGCTGCCTTTGATCGGCGCGGGCCCGCGATCGGAGACCTGCGCTGACGGTACGACACGCTCGCCCTCGTGGAGGATGGCGAAGCCAGCGGAGTCGATAAAGCCGCCGGTGGCAAGGCCGTAGCCGGGGCCGTTGCTGTCGCCGTCGCCGAAGTCGGTGTTTCCGTCGTTGCCATCGTCGGCAGGGTCGTCATACCCACCGCCGGGGTCGAACGGGTTGTTTGACGGGTTGTCGCCGCCCGGGTTCCCCGGCGACCCCGGCGTGTCGCCACCGATGCTGCCGCCCCGCCACCGCCGCCACCGCCGCCACCGCCGCCACCGCCAGAGTACGGATTCTGATCGCCTGGGTCGGCGGTTGGGATGTCGGGCATATCGATGTCGATATCGGCGAGGTCTTGGATGGTTTCGATAGCCTCCTCAACATCATCGACAAAGTTGCTAATCGTGTTGACGATCCCAGAGATGTCGATGTTCAGTGCGTTTTCAATCGTTGTGACGAGCGCATCAATCGCCGACTCAACGAGATTCGATGCCCCGTTGCGGACCCACGACGCGATGTCGCGGAACATCTGCTTAAACGTCGCACTGTCGCTGCCGATCAGACCCTGGAGAAGCCCGTTCGCAGCAGCGACGACCACGTCAAAAGCGATGTTCGCAGCTGTCTTGAGATCGCTGACGGCGTCGGTTTTGAGGTAAGCGACGAAGTCCTTGACGAGTGAGCGGAGGATTGAGTCGCCGTTCCCGGTGATCGTCGCGTAGATCTGCTTTGCTTGCCAGCGCAATGCCGAGCCGATGGTCTTGAATCCGACCTTGATAGCCTTCTTACCGCCAGTTTTGAAGAACGTCGCCGCTTCCGAGATCATCGTCGACAAGATGCCGCCTGAGCCACTCGTTCCGATGATGGCGATCTTGAGGTTCTCGAAAACACTCTCGGCAACCGAGACGAGCGTTTGAATCGCCTGTCGCATGATTGCCGGGGCGTTGTTGCTCAAATACGACCCCGCATCGCGGATCATGCGGTTGATAATCCCGCCGTTGCCCGACTGTCCGACGAGAAACACGCGGAGGTTGCGGATCTGGTTTTCGGCGGCCGTGCGGATGTTGCTAAACGCAGTTTCGATGTCGCCTTTGGCGGATGTGACCCGATCCGTTAGATCATCGACTGCCCCAAGCAGCCGGGTGATCGCCGGGGCGACTGTTTTGATGATGATTGTCCCGGCAGCAGTCAACTCAGGCAGCAGATCAACAACGGCGTCGGTCAAGTCAACCAGCGGCGGCCCAACCTCTTCGGTGACCCGAACCATCCCCTCGAAGGCGGGTGTGGCGTTGTCGGCGACGCTGCCGGCAAGATCCTCAACGATCGGCAACGCCTCCCGGCCGAGATCGACCATCGTCTCGATGATGAACGGGATCGCATCTCGGGCAGCCGAACCGAACTTGACGAGGGCCTCGCGGAACTCCTCAAGCGGGCCCAGAGCCTCGATAATGTCCTCGACGAGGCCGGGGATCGCCTCAACAGCACGGGCTATTAGCGGCACGAACTGCTCGCCGAGGGGTGTGACTATCTCGACAATCTCGGCTTTGAGCTCTTTGGCCGTCTGGGCGAGGGCCTCGGTCGCCGTTGAGGCGTTCTCCATCGTCTCCGCTTGTTGTTGACCGAAGGCGAGCAGGCCACTCCCGATGATCGCGCCAAAGGCGGTGGCGAGTCCGCCGGCGGCTGTGATCGCTGTGCCGAGTGTGGCGACCAACGGAGCCAACACGGCAGCGATCCCTCCGATGGCAACTGTTGCGGTGCCGGCGGTCGTTGCCAGCGCGGTCAGCGACGCGCTGCCGGTCGTTGCGGCGGACGATAACCCACCGACAGACAACGCAGTCGCGCCGGCGGTCGCAGCTAACGATGTCATCCGCGTCGACGTGCCGGTTGCTGAGTCGCCGAGCTCCTCGACGGAGTCCTCGGCGTCGTTGGCGTCGCGGCTGAGGCCGCTCAGGGAGGACTTGACGGCCTCGATCGCACCGACGGCGTCGCCAACGGAGCCGCCGATCTCGATGTCTAAACTATCAAACATTGTTATGGGGGTGGGTTTATGTAACTCGCAGTGTCATGTCCAGACATGCACTGGGCGATTCGTTCGGTTTGGTTCGTACTGTTCGGGTGGTGGCTCGGCGCACTCTGGCTCGTCGGCGCGATCGCGTTCTCGGCGTCGATCGTCTTCTTGCCCGTGGGGATCGTGATGGCCCAGCGAACGTGGACGATCATGACGCTCAAGACGCGGCCAGATGTCGTCGTCAAAGAGGTGCGCGTCGAAGGCAGCGAGAGTTAATCACTGAAACGCATCCCGTCGAGAGGCCGATACGCTGCCGAAGTTGTCGGGCCGGTCGTGCTGGCCGTTGTTTTGTCGCATCTCTTGTTTCGTGTAGGCGTCGGCGTGGTCGGCGAGCATCAGAAGCCGCTGCTCGCGTTGAGTGAGATTCTTAATCAGCGGCGGGTCACAGAACCGATACCCTTTCTCGTGGAGCGTATCGATGGTTTGAGCCCGTCGGGCTATCGGCGGGAGATCGGGGAGTTTCCCTGTTCGACCGGCATCGCCTCCTCGGCGTCTTCGATCTGTTCCATGTCGTTCCACGCCTCGCGCATCCCTTCAAAGAGAGCGCGAAGTTTTGTCAACCCGAGCTCGTCGGGGTCTTTCTCGGGGGATTTGAGGTACTTCTCAAGAAACACACGAATCTGTTCGAGTTCATCGCTCCCGTCGCCGAGTTCGGCTTCGAGTTCTTCGATCTCGCCGAGTGTTGGTTCGATTGTGGTAAGTGGGTATTCTTCGCCGTTGTACGTCCATGTCCCGTCAAGGACGGAGCGAGAGTCAAGCACCCGCGCTGCGTCGTCAAGTGTGTTGGCAGTCATGATTAGCTGTTGTTGATGATCTCGATGGCTGGGTCGCCGACGGCGCGGAACGTCACCGACGGGATGTAGTTCGTATCGCCCGCGCTTCTGGTGAAGTCGGGTGCGTCGACGAGTTCGACGTTGTGGGCGACGATCTGCTTGTCAGCGTTACTCGGGTCGCTTCCCGGTTCGCCGAACGCATAGATCAAGTCGCCCGACACGTCGCGGAGGTGGGCTTTGATCTTGTCAGCGGTTTCGTAGGGGCCAGCCACGTCAGCGTCGAACTCCACGGTTCGCTGGCCGACATCGATCGCCTGCCGACGACTCTCGGCGACGGGCTCGCGGCTCTCGTCCAGCTCAACCGAGAGGTTGAGCGTGTGGAGTCGGGTGCCGATATCGCCGCCGTTCCACTCGGTTTGGGTCTCCAAAAACGTCGTGCCCGAGCCGCTGATGTCGCTGGCATGGTCGCCCTGGCCGGTCGGCGGCACGCCTTCGACGCTGTCGACGCCGTCGGTGTTGGTGCCGGTGAGCGGTTTTTGCAGCAACTCGGTGTCGATCGAACCCGAGCCGTCGTCGGTGCCGACTTGGATGTCGCCGGCGTGCTCGCCCTCGGCCCACACGGCGTCGATGTCTTCGAACGTGGTCGTTGTGACGACCGTGTTCGGATCGGAGCCGGGGAGTGTAACCGTCTCGGTCGTGGAGCCTCCCTCCGACTCGATGGTCACATCGATGGTGTCGTTTGAGTCCGTCGAGCGCACGACCAGCTCGGTGGACGCACTCGGCTGGTGGATGATATGCGGGCGGATCGTCGCCGCCGGGAGGCTGAGTTCTTGCGGGATCGCCTCCGCGGCCGAGGGGTCGCCATCGAGCGTCGCCGACGTGGGGGGGGCTCCGAGCACGACGAGGAACTCCCGATAGCCCGCACCGTCCGCGCCGCCGCTCTGTACGTCTTGACGGGCAACGACCGTCAACGACGGGTAGTCGCCCTCGGGCAGCACCATCGGATAGCCGATGGGGTCGGCGATGTTACCGTTGCTGTCCAGTGGGAAGTTGTACTGCGAGTAGTTGACCGTCAGGTCGGCTTCCTCGACCGAGCGGTACATCTCGATAAAGTCGCGGTATCCCAGCGAATCGGTGGCCTCTTTGCCGCCGTCGATGGTCGCCGAGAGTTCGTCGATCTCGCGGCTGAACGCCATCCACTCGGGGTCTGTCGGTGGCTCCCCGACGGTCTGTTCTTCGGCCCATTCGATCCGCATATCCGCGAGTGCGGACTCAACACTGCCGTTTGCGTTACTCATTGATTGTGTCCTCCATGATTGTGATCGTGTCTATCTCATCGGCCAGCCGTTCGCCGACTTCGGCCGAGACCGCTGCGGTGCCATCCGATGAAAAAACGGCTGGCTCGTCCATCCACGGGAGCTTGAGGCTCCGCGTGGCGTCATTGTTGCATGTGATTTGCATCGCTCAAAAATCAGGGATCGCGCACCCACGAGTAACGGATCTCGACCTGCGAGAGCCGCACCGGTGGGTCTTCGTCGTAATCAGTCGGCACATCGGGGCCGGGTTGGCTGCCGATCGTCTCGAAGTCGGTTTGCGGGGCGTCGGCGCGGCGTTGACAGACGGCCTCAACGGCGTCGGTCAGCTCGCCAACGATCGCGTCGGCATCGACAGCGTCGTAGGTCGCGGCGTCGCCGGTGTACCCATCCTGATCGTCTTGGGCGCGGGCGGTCGCCAGCAGCGTGCCCTGTCGATTTTGGCCGGGGCCATCCGGCGTCATGAAGTCATACGTCGACTGCCCGCCCGAGGTTTCGTTGCTGTACTGGACAACCAGCGACGGATACACAGCCCCGACGTTGTCGATCTGTTTTGCGACCGGCAAAAACGCCTCGTCGTCGGGTTGGACGAGGAGATCGAATCCACGGGCGTCGGCGGGATCCCACTCGCCGAGCAACACCTCATCGATGAAGTATTGAGCCGGTTGGCTCGGGAGCGTCAAGCCCATTGATCCACCTCATCGCAGCCGAGGGCGAGCAGGCCGTCCTGTTGGTCGTCGATGTCATCGATCACGTATTTGATGCCGTCGACGACGATCCCGGTCTCGGCCTCGCCGGTGTCGCCGGCGACGTTGAACTCAATGCCCACATCGTTGCTGACGTAGATCGTCAAGTCGGCGGTCTCGGTCGTGCCGCCGGGATCAACATCGGGGCTTGTCGACGGCGGATCGAGTGCGGCGTCGATGGTCGTCGTTGGTTCGTCTGGGTAGCCGACAGAGTACCCCTCACCGGCTTCGTAGGTCTCGGTTGGCTGGTAGACATCGACGGTGTCCTCGTAGCCGAGGGCCTCAAGCGTGCGGCCAGCCGAGCCGGCGAAGCGTTGCCATTGATCTGTCATATATCAACCTCGATGTCGGCATCGACCAGTGCTTTCCCGGCCGTCGGCGGTGCAGGCGAGTCGCTCGTAAAGCCGCTAAACTCATCCTCGCCGGGTAACACGTCAGGCCCGGCGTCGGGCACGGCGACGACGCTGGCCCGCAGGGTGCCGGTGTCGATCAGGCCCTTGCGGGTGATGATCTCCTTTATCCGGCGTTCCAGGGCGAGGGCCGTGGCAGCGACAACCTGATCGACGCTGTTGAGTGCGGCGACTGTGGTCTCGGTATGCTCGCGGATGAAGTCCTCAACGCCTTTTGCTCGCAACTCACCCAGCGCGGGCCGAAAGAACGGTTTGGGGTCCATGTCGCTGGTGCCCAGCTCCAGAAAGATGCTGTACTCAACGGCTGTCCCGACGAGCCACGAGGTGTCGCTGTCGAGATCTTCCTCTAAGTCGTTGAGTGATTCGATGACGTTCTGGAGGCCTTCGAGTTCGAGATCGAAGTCAGCCATTACGTTGAAAGCGTGAACTTCTCGGCTTCGATGCTCTCGGCGACCAACCCCGTCGGATCTAACCGCTTCGCGCGGTCAAGGTAGGCCGTTTCGCTGCGACCTTCGCCGTAGCTTCCAGAGCGAGCTGCCCCCGACTGGTCGGTAAACCGCGGGTACTGCGCGCACATCATGTGCTGTGTCAGCAGCGTTTCGATCTGTGTGAGCCGCTTGTCACTGGCCGAACTCGCTTGCTCCACGTCGTCGACGATCAGCGACGCCTGCGTGATCCATTGCTCAACCTCGGGATCGGAGGCGTCGGCGTCGAACGTCGTGAGCACGGTGCTCGGATCGGTGCGTGTCATGACTCTGGCCCATCGCAGTGCGGTTTGTGAGAGCTGACCTGCGCGAACCACTCGCCGCAGGTCGGGCACTGTTCTTTCGGTTCGATGTCGCCGAGTTCTTCAAGCAGGCGGATGATGCGTAGCCGCTGGCCTTCGGCGCGGGCGGCACGACGGCGGCGGCTGTTCGGCATCAGTTAACCCTCAACTTCGATCGCCGCTTCGGGTTTGATCGCCTTGTAGCCCTTGCGGGTCTTGACCTTGTAGCGATCGGTGTCGCTCTCGAAGTCGCTGTCCTCCTCGGACTCGATGTCGGTGAACGTCGCTTCGTAGCCGTACCGGTCGGAGTCGACGAGGATCGCGTTGTGGTCGGTGAGTTCGCCAGCCGTCGAGAACATGAAGTCCAGCCCGGCGAACGCACCGAACTGCCCCGTGGTGACGGCCTCGTCGGTGAGATCCGTCCCACGCTCGGCGAGGTAGGTGAGGATGTCCTGCTTGCCCCGCGGGCCGAAAAAGGCGATGTCCGGCGATGCGTTGTTCTCTTCGAGCGTGGCGACACCCTCCTGGATGTCGTCGTAGGCCATGTCGTCGTCAGCGTTGTCGCTGACGGGCGACCCACTGGCGAGGTTCGCCGAGAGTTCTTGGTAGGCGAGCCCATCGAGGAACTCAGCCATCTCGCGGGCGGCGAGGTCGACGTGATCGTTGACGAGATCGAAGACGTTGTCCATCACGTCCTCCTCGGGCACCTCGATCATGACGCCGTACTTCTGCCGGTCGATGGCGACCTTCTCGTACTCCTCGCGGGTCGTCGGGTAGTCCGCGCCCGGTTCGATCGCCGACGGTTCGGCCATCGCGTCCGCGGGGTCGGGCACTTTGATCGTGTTGCTGTTGACGCTCGTGGCGTCAAGGCCACGGAACGCATCTCGGAAGACCAGCTGCTCTTGCAGCCGCTCTTCGACCATTCCTCGAACTGCTTCCTGGCTGATGACTTGGGTAGACATGTGTGTGTCCTGTGTGCGTCCTTAGTTGAGGAGGTGGACGGGAGCCTCGTCGCCGCTGGCGTAGTCTTCGCCGCCGTCTTCGCCGCCGCCGTAGCCGACGATGGCGACCGGGTTCGGCGATCCGTCGCCGCTGTTGGCCGCGCGGAGCTGGCCGCCGTCGATGCCGACCGCATCGCCCGGCGAGACCGTCTCACCGGCCTCGTAGGTGACGGTGCCGTCAACGGGTACGCCAGCGTGCCCGGCGGGGATCGACTCTGCCGTCGAGAGGCCAGCCGCGTCGCCTTCGTCGGTGATCGCTGCATAGCCGTCGGAGCCACTGGCGAGTTCGCCGTCAGTGGCCGACGGCCCGAGTTCGGTACCTGCACCGACGCCGCCCGCCACCGCAGCGAGCACGACGCCGTCGATGATCTCTTGTCCTGCGTTGAGTGTCATGCGTTAGGCCTCCGCTTCGAGGATGGTGTCGGGATCCTCACCCGTCTTCTCAGCGACGAGTTCCGCGCGTCGCTGTCGTTCGTGCTTTGCGACGCCGCCCTTGCCGGCGAGATCGGCGATGACCTCGCGATGGTCGGCGACCTCGGCCTGCTCGCTCTCCGAGAGTTCCGCCTCGCTGGTGTCGGTCTCACCGCCGCCCGACTGCACGGCCGGCTCGGTGTCGGCCAGCGTGGCCGACTCGGTCTCCTCGACCTTCTCGCGGAGTTCGGCGACCGAGTACCGCTCGGCGAACTCGTCGGCGTCGAGAATGGTGTCGCCGGCGGCGAGGGCTTCGGCGTAGGCCTGTGCCACGTCGGCACGCTCCTCCTGTAGCTGTTCGACCTGAGATTCGAGTTCCGCGATCTGCTCCTGCTTCTCTTGGAGCGTCGCGCGCAGCTCGCTCTCCTGCGTGTCGTTGTTGTCGTCTTCGTCGCTCATGTGTTGAGAGTCGTCTGTTGGTTCGTCGCCTGTGCTGTCCGCCGGCTCGCCGCCGGTCGACACCTCGGACGGCCCGCTCTCGGGACTTACGTCGTCATCGGTGTCACCACCCGCGGCGGCCATCGCCTCCTCAGGGGCATCCTCCCACGCGCCGAGGATCTCGCTGGCCGACTTGACCACGACGCCGTCGTCGTAGCCAGCCTCAGGGCCAACGTAGTCATCGAGTTTGTAGGCAGCCTCGTCCTCGGTCGCCTCGCGGGTCACGTCGGCACCGCTTGCCGAGACTGACTCGCCGGGTTCGGTAACCACGTCGGCGACGCGGCCCGAGCCTGGCGACGCCGAGGTCTCCCAGCGGATGAGATCGCCTTCGGCAAACTCAGCATCGGCGAGTGCCGCGCGGATGTCGGCCGCTGACAGCGCGGCCTGCTCGCCAGCTTCGGCCGACGCCGAGGCCGACGCACCGCGCTGGACGATCGCCATACCCGTGAACTCGATGTCGGAGACGAGCATGGCCTCACCGCGCGGCGTGTCGGCCGTCCCAGCCGAAGCGTGGTTGGCTTCGATAGAGACTTCGAGATTCGCCGCGTCGAAGTTCTCGGCGAGTTTTTCGTCGGTGACTTCGGCCTCATACAGCACGGCCTGCTGTTCCTCACTCCACCCGGCAGCCGTGACACGACCGACCGTCTGTTCGCTGTGGAGGAGGTTCGGCTCGGTACCCTCAAGCGACGCCGCCGCCGCTTTGAGTTCGTCAGCCGGCCACTTTTTGAGGCCGTGGAGGCCGTGGGTTACATCGCCGGCTGCGATGGCGACGCCGCTGATTGTCGCCCCAGAGTCGGCGAGGTGTGCGTTTCGACTGTTGATGGTAGCAACTGATGTCATGGGTTGATCATTGGATGACTGGTAAGATCGCGCACCGGCACTGAGGATGCACAGGAGGTTTGATAGGATACTCACCTTCAAGATGGTCGGGTTCGGAATCCGAACTCTCGAAGGTAAACGTCCCCTCGCGCATCTCGTTGATGGCGTACTCGGAAGCCTCGATCGACTCGCAGATTGGGCAGACGCGATCGTCGTCAGCGGTTGCGAACTCCCCCGATACCGAGACGCCATCGACGCCAGCGCGCTCGTAGCGATCCAGCGTACTCGTTGAGTATGAGTTGATGACCTCGGTGCGTGCCAGCACTTCGGCCTGGGTGTGTTGGATCGTCCTGACTTCTTTCGTCAGGCTGCGGGCCATCTTTCGGGGGTTGATCCCTTCGGCCAACCCCTCAGTCAGCACGTCGCGAACGGCGTCGGCCGCGTCTTCGTTGACCGACTGGAGGTTCTCGTAGGTTCGCGTGTAGAGCCGGCGGAGTTGTCGCTGGGGTACGCCGAGGTTGAAGATCTCCTCGACGGCCTCCGCGGAGACGCCCGCGTTCTGCAGCCGTTGGGTGCCGTTCTCCCAGCCCTGTTTGTAACTCGCACGGATATAGGTCGCCGACCAGTGTTCGCCGTTGCGAACGGCCTTGCGCTCGATCGGTTCGAGCAACTCCTCGTCAAGTCGCTCGCGGAGCCAGCGAACGAACGCTTGCGTCTTGCCCTCACGACTTGAGAACCGCTCAATGTCCTCGCCGTCGACAAGCGTGGCGTCCTGGGCGAGATGCAGCCTGTCCTCGTCATAACCGACGAGCTTGCGGATCAGTCCACGAACCGTCTTGAACCGTTGGCGGATGGTTTTCAGGAACCGCTCGCGGATGCCCGTCGTGTTGGTCGGGTCAGTCGAGAGTTGCCGCAGGTGGGCGTGGTGATTATGGCTGTGTGGCATCTTATCCACCTTGCCGCCAGCCTTCCCACCCGAGCACGCGATCCTTCATACTCGCTGCGAGCCGGTTTGAGCCGAGTTCCTTGCGCGCACCGCGGAACGTGCCGCCCATCGACGACCACGCATCGAGCAGGATCAGCCGATCGGGTTTGCTGGACTCTTGCCACGACTCGGGGATGTCGAAGGTCGTGTCGACCAGCTCGGCGTCGCCGTCAGCGAACGTCGCCGACAGGCTGGCCGTCGGATCGTCAACACCTGTTTCGGGCATCTCCGCGGTGTCTAACTCCGAAGCCGAATAGAACCCGACGCCGACGCGGGCGTCTTTGAGTGCGACGATGTACGTCGGCGATGACTCGCTGGCGTCGACTTCGCCGTTCTTGCCCTCGAACGGTTCGGTCTCGACCCCGCTGACGATGCCAAGACCTTGCGGGGACTGGACAACGTCACCCTCGGAATACTGCCGGGCGAGGTAGGCCTCGTCAAACGCTTCTTGTACGCGCGGGTCAGCTTCGTCGGGCAACGACGCCATCGCATCGGGGCCGTCACCAGGAGCCTCGGGCGGCTCTGCCGAGAGGCCGAGGAACGTCTCCCGAAGCTCGTGCGGCGGGACAACCTGCTCGACCGCCCCGCCGGGGGCGGCCTGCTTGAGCCCCGACATCATGCTGCTGAACTCGTCGGCGTCGAATTCATCATCCAACAGCGGACTGTCGGCGTCGTCGGGTTCGATGACGATATCGGCCGACACGTTGGTGTCAGCCTTGGCATCGTCTTCGAGGAACTCCGCGACCTTCTGATCGAGCACGTCGGAAAACGCCGACTGGAGTCGGTCGCGCTCGCGCTGGATCTCCTCTTGGTAGTCGTCCTGCTGGACGCTGGTCACATCGCGGTTGATGTCGCCGGCGAAGCCAACGCGGTACAGCGGCGTCGGCAGCGCGGCGAGGATGTATTCGATCTGCTGTTGGATGTGATCGACATTGTCGGGCACGTCACCCTGGTACTGCTCGGTTTCGACGGCGTAGTTTGTGACGTTCACCCGCTCGGGGTTTGAGGGGTCGAAGCCTTCCAGCAGGTTCTTGGCCTCCTCTTCGTCGTTCGTGTCGACGTTGGCGATCCAGTGGCCGTAGCCGACAGCCTTCACCGCTTGCGCGGTGTCGTCGAACATCTCTCGCAGCTCTTCGCTGCGATCAACCGCCGAGGCGGCGTCAGGCTGTCCAAAGATCGACCCCGTGTCTGGGTCGTTGGAGATGATCGTCAGATCATCTAAGGCGAACGGGATATCATCTTTTTCTTCGTGTCGGCCGAAGATGTCATCGTACTGGACGAGCGCGGCGGTCTTGCCCGCCGGTGTCGATGGCGCACCATCCTCAAACTGTGCCGCCTCGCTCTCTTGGATGGCGACGGTTTCGTAGGCGTCGGCGTCGTCATCCGGCTTGAGCAGGATGTTCTTTCCCGAGCGTGTGTAGGCTGTTACCGTCTCGATTTTAACCGTTCGCAACCCGAGAATGTAGTCGCGCTCGGTTGGATCTTTGTAGGCGTGCTCGACGAGGGCCGTCCCGCGGCGACCGCGGAGGTCGATCAACACATCCTCAAGCAGGTCAGCGAGATCGCGGTCGAAACGGCCGGCGACGATGGCGACCTGCTTGAGCCACAGCGCGAGTGCATCCGACAAGTCCAGTCCATGAAACTCCTCGAATTTGTAATCGTTAGGAACGGCCGGCTCGTCCTCACCGTCGTCGGTGTGGACAGTGACCGAGACGCCGGGTTCGAGCACGTCGCCGGCGAAGTTGCGAACCGACTGGCGGATCAGCGGGTTCTTGTAATACTCGGTTGTCCAGCGGTCGATATCGTCACGATCTGGCTCTTGGGTGTGCTCCTCCCGCGAGATAGCGATGGGCTCTTCGTCGCGAGCCTGTGGGTTCGCGCTCGGTGCGAGTCGGGCGACGCCCTCTCGAAGCCGGGCGAGGTATGTGTTGTCACTCATAGGTCAATTCAAAAACAGTTTTTCCGTCAGCGTCCGACTCTGACAAAGAGCCCTCGAATTTAGGGCGGTTACTGGCCTCCTTTGACCAACGCCGTTGCCACTCGCCGTCTGTTTTGACATCCATAACAATATTCCAGTGCGCGCTCCCGGGCACCGGGCTCGCCTGGATTCGATGCATGTTACCGTGAACCCCGCGCCAACGCGCGAGTGTGTGTGGTGGATTGTCGCTCATGGATTAGAGTTGGAAAGCAAGGATATCGTCATCGCTCACGCGGCCGCCGTAACCGTCGGCCGCCAGAGCCAGCGCGTCGGGATGGTCGTCATGCCCGTTGTCGGGGTGTTTGATCTTCGTCTTCCCCGACGCCGTCAGCGAATAGGTGAGTTTTTTGAGTTCCCGAGCGAGTCGGGGGTGGTGTGAGAGTGTGATCTCGTCGGACTCCAGGGCGGACTTGAGGCCGTTATACATCGACTGCTTGCGGTCGATGGTGAACTTGACACCCTCAACGACGCGTTGGCCGATCTCGTTTTCAAGCATCTCGACGACGCCAGCCCCGAGGCCAGTCTCGTCAACAAGAATCGAATCGGGCGAGTGCTGCTCGTACAGCCGCGCCAACTCGCCAGTCGCCTCGGTGAGTGTCATGTCGGGATCGGAGACCAACACGCCGGCCGTGCCGCGGTCGTCGATACCGATAATAGCCGTGCGGTCGTCGCCAGCGCGAGCGATGTCCGCGCCGAGGGTGACGAGCTGGTGGTCGCCGAGGTGGGCATCACGGTCGGTGACCTCGTCGATCAGCGACGGCGTGAAGAATCGGTCCGAGGAACCGATGAACTCGCCGAGATACTCTTGTCGCCACGTCCGGCGGTCGACCTTCTCGCGGCGTTCGGCCAGCCACTCGGGCTCGACAAGCGGAGAGATCGCCGTCGGCCAGTGTGGCGAATGCCAGTCGCCGTCAAGTTGGCATTTATCGTAAAAGTAGCCCGCATCGCCTGCGGGTGTCGATGTGAGTATGAATGTGTAGCTGCTGTGGGTGGTGAAAAACGGCTCGATGACATCCTCAAACACATCATCGGGCACGTAGGCGGCCTCGTCGACGATGACGGTGCGGGGGTTCTTCCCACGTTGGCCGACGCCGTCGACGCCGAGTGTTCGTGAGAGCAGCCGGCCGCCGTGGCTGAACTCCCACTCGCGTTTGTTCTTGGTGTCAACGCCGAGCGACAAGCCGAGCGCGTTGAGGCGTTTCTCAGCCGTTTCGAGGAGGCCAGTCGCCTCCCGCATCATCTCGTCGGCGGTCTCTTGGAACGGCGCGGCGATCAGCGTGTCCTCGCCGGCGTCGGTCGCCGCATCGTCGGCTGCCAGTGCCGCGCCGGTGAGCGTCTTGCCGACCTGTCGCCCCGGCTGGATGGCAACCTTCGGCGTGTCGCCACGTTCTGTCTCTCCGATCAGATCCCGCTGATAGTCGAACGGATCGAAGTCGAACAGCACGCACATCCGCTCGGCACGCGACAGTTCGCCGAGGCGGGCCTGCGCTTCGTCGGCGTCTAGACCCTCGAAGTCCTCGATCGAGACAGCGACGCCGTGATCGCGTGTCTCTGGGAGTTCAAGGCCGCCAGTGAACTCCGAGCGTGCGACACTCATTCGTTATCGATGACCTCCGCCAGCGTCGCCGTCGCCTCAGCCTGCGCCGAATCGGGATCGTCCATCACTCCGAGATCCTTGAGGATCTTCGCGTTCGTGCGTTTGATCCGATCCCGTGGCATGTGGGCGGGGTTCTCCTCCAGCCGTGTGATCTCCTGGCCGTTCTCGGTGACGCTGACCGTCTGTTCGGTCAGAAAGTCGTCAAGCCACTCGTTGCTGTGGCGCAGCCGAACCTGATCGATAGCGATCTCACAGAGTTGATCGACCTTCGCGGTCGCATCCCACCCGAACGGCGCGTCCTCGACGTAGGAGGTGACCAACGCGCGGACAAGCTCCTCGCAGTCCTCGCGATGTCGCTCAAACCACTTCCGACCATCCGATCGCAAGCCGTGGGTTTCAGCATTGCCGTTGCCCTCGGGCGCGCCGGCGTCTTCGGTCGCGCCGCCGTGCATCCGACAGCGGTTCTGCCCGTTCATCGGTGGATTTTGGCACGGCGAGCCGTCCCGGCAGGTCGCGCCACAGATGTTGTCGTCAGTCATCGATTGTGTCCTCGTAGTGATGCCGGCAGAGCCGGCGATAGTCAGCTGTCAGCCACAAGCGTTCGCGTCTTGATTCGCGGGGGAGCAACCCGCCACGCGCGGCGCAGCGTTCGCAAATACCAAAGTGGCTCATTCATCGGTTGCGTCATTGTACCGTGCGATTTGACTCGGTTCGATGCCAGCCTTCTTTGCGACCCACGCCACGGCGAGCCGGGAGATCGCCGCCGCGTCGGTCGCTGCCAGTCCGACCGCGATAGCGAGCAGGCCGGCCAGCTCGACGAACGTCAGCGTGATCGTGACCGTCATTGTTCGTTCTGGGCTTCTTTGTAGGCTTGTAAGAGCGCGGCGTAGTCCGACAGTTCGAGCCCGTTGTAGAGACCGAGCACGCCGAGCCCGAGGCCGCCTAAGAACGTCGGGTCGCCACCGCTGAGGATCGCATAGAAGGCAATCCCGATGACGCCGATGTTGACGATGATCGCGCGCAGTATTTTGAGCGTCTTGAGCATCGGCAATCGGTCACCATCCTCGGAGATCGTCGATCGGTACTCGTCGACCGCGCTGTCGCGGCAGTACCACGGCCGGGCGTGTGATCGGGTCATGATACATCGTGCTCCCGACTGTCGCAGTCACAGTCTGGGCCGTTGGCGACGTGATAGGCCTGCCCGCACCCCGAACACGTCTGGAGGACAGCTCGCTCAGGGGTGTGAGGGTCTGTGATCGTGCTCATCGGTACTCTTCGACCTTCACGAACGCGGGCGAGGCCTCTTGGCGGCGGTTGAGCCGGTCGTGTTGGTTCTGCATCCGTCGCTGGTAGCCAGTCTGTTGGCGCATCGCCTGGCGGCGACATCGTTCTTGTGTGAACCATCGGCTGCGCTCGTCGTCGGTTGTCTCCTCGTCCCAGAACCACACTGGGAAGTCGTAATCTGTCATCATGATTCAGAAGTTTCTCGTGTCGATCGGGAACGAGCCCGTCAGGCCGTCATCGCTGACGCCGTGGACGTGGGCGATCTCCCGGTTGTCGCGGGCGTCGCGCGTCCCGCCGATCGCGTCGACGAACTCACCGCCCGGTTTCGGCGATCCCGAGACAAACACCGGCGGCCCACTCCAGGGGATCCGCCCCGAGACGTGGTGGTGGCCGATGTAGGCGAGATCGAAGTCGTGATCGATCAGCGTGTTTTTCCAATCGAGCTCGCGTGCGCTCGTCTCGGCTTGTGGCTTGCGGTTCTGGCCGTGGCGCAAGTGCCCGCGCAGCTCGCCACCGCGCAGCGGGAAGTTCCTGTAAGCGCGTGCTTCACCGAGCAGGAAGTTGATGCGGTCAGCCCACTCGACACCCTCATCGACGAGGGCGGCGATCGTGTTACGGATGCTCTTGTAGAGCAGTAGGTCAGCGTTAACGCGCCCGGTGACGCCCGAGGCGCGCACCTTCCCGTGGTTGCCGATCATGGCGACCACTTGGACGCGGCCGAACTCCTCGGCGAACGTCCGCAGTTGGTTTTTCAACGGTTCGTGTAGCAGATCGACCTGCTCGTCGAGCCACGCTTCGAGGTGCTCGTGTTGGCCCTCGTAGACGCCCTCGCCGGTCACGAAGTCGCCGCCCCACAGCAGGTGAGCGGTGTCGTACTCGCTGCCGTGCTTGTCGGCGAGCGCAAGCGACCGCCGGGTGACGTGATCGATAACCTCGGGGATGTCGTCAGTATCGTAAACGACGCGGCCGTCCTCGCGGCGGACGCGGTCGCCGGCGTGGAGATCCGTCAAGTGAGTGACCCAGTCCTCGCGGGCGGGCGTCGGCTGTTGCTCGGCCCGCGGCCAGTCAAGCGTCTGGAACTCGTGGGCGAGGTAGTCGTGGCGGTTCTGCCACCACTCGTTTGCCGCCCGTGTGCGCTGGCCTTTGTGCTCACTCGATCGGAGGTGTTGTACGTCGACGCCAAGGTAGTTCCCGGCTTCGTCGGCTTCCAGTGACCAACCCTTGTCGGCGATCGCGTCGAGATGTGCCTCAACAACGCGCTCGGAGACTCCGAGATCGTCGGCAAGACTCTCGGCGTTCGCCGGTAGCCGCTTGTAGATGTACGCCTCGCGGTCGGTCAGGTCGTCGCGGTCGTCGCTAACCAACGCTTTGTCGGGATCGCCACCCGACTGTTGGTTAGCCGTGTTGCGCCACTGCCCGTCGCGCTTCTCGATCTCGATGCCGCCGTACTCGGAGAGTGTGTCAGCCATCTCGTTGGCCGACGACTCCGAGCTGCCGACCGCCGCACCCCAGGCCTGATACGACGGCTGGGGAAGGGCGTCGAGATACTCGCGTTGGCGGTCAGTGAGTTCCTTACTCATCGACGATCACATCAACATAACACGGTGACTCTGGTTCGATGTGGATCGCTTTCACGTCGATATCGGCGGCGTCAAACGCCATTGCGTCGCGGGCGGCGATCATCCCACAGACAGCGTCAACAACGTCGTCGTCGATATCCCAGTAGTCAACACCGGCGCGAAGTTCACCGTTATGCGTGATTTTTGAGTCACCATCCCACTCCACGGCTTGCGCTCTGGCGAGATCATCAAGCTCAGAAACGATCGCGTCAGCGTCGAGCGAGACGGTTAACTCAGAGCCGCCACATCCGATGTCGTTGAACGGACCAGGTGTTGGCATGATTAGTCGCCCCCGATAGTTCCTAGATACGCCTCGGCCAGCACGCGCACGACCTCGCCGTTCGGCACCTCGCCGGCGGCCGGGCCGCGATCAGGTACGTCGGGATCGCACAGCTCGCCCGCGTCGGCGCGGACGAGCGCGGCCGCTTGCTCGAAGGCCTCGCGTTGCTCCTCGGTCGTGAGATTGATGTTGTCAGTCATGAGATATGGGTCGCGCGCGTTGTCGGCTGTTCAGTCAGTGCCCAG